TTCTTGGTTTTGCTAAATAACCGTTTTCTATTAAGAATTTAGGAGTAACACCAATTACTAAGTCATCAAACAAATCTTCAAACCCTTCACCATTCGAACGTACTGGTGTTGCGGTAACACCTAATACCTTTGCATCAGGATAGAATTCAAGAATATTTCGCCAACTATTAGCCGTCGCATGATGAGCTTCGTCAATAATAATTAAGTCAATGTTTTCAGGTAAAGATTTAGATTTGGCACCTTTCACTCTGTTTGCAAGTGTCGGTACAGATGCTATTTGAAGTCTGCAATACTTCTTATAAACGAAATCGGCGTGAATAACAGATACTTGAAGTTGATGCCTCAGACACTTATCATAAGTCTGTCTAATTAATTCAACTCTATGCACTAAGATTAGTACGTTCTTACCATTATCAATCACATCTCTTGCAATATTAACAAATGACACCGTTTTACCTGCCCCAGTGGGTAACTGGAGCATAACACTCTTGTTACCCTTTTGGAACGACTCACGTATTTTGGACTTTACTTCTTCTTGGTAAGGTCTTAGTTGCATGGCTTACTCTCCTAGTAGTTTAACACTTCCTTCTTTAACCTGTTCCCAAAGTGTAGTATTACTATTAGGGTCGTATACATAAGGCAAAAAGACTTGTGATAATTCTACTTGCTCTAGTTTAATGAGAGTGCATTGTATTTCTACCCAATCACATATAATCTTCCACGCTGTCCGTTCTGATTGAGCTTCAATATTTTTATATGTATTTTCAGAAGGCCTTTTAACTTCTTTTTCCAAAACTTTATATATTGAATTTGTTTTAACTGGAAGTTTGAAAAGTCTACTAGTACCTTCAACATCTACTAGAAAATAGAAAGCTGTAATCTTTTCACCAACATATTCTTTATTTATATTTTTAGCCCCAACCTGAACTAGCATATTTTCAATTTTTGCCATAGAACGAGATGCAGGGACTTGCGAGGTGTAATTCTTGAGCTTGCTCATTTCTGCTCCAATAGTTCAGGGTTTTCATAAATATTACCTCTGATCATTCCTGAATATAGATGCAAGTATTTATTCCTTGGCTTAAACTTCGTCCAGCTTATTAATTCTAAGCAGAATTGACTCAGATTCTCAAGGAATATAACTTTATAGAGAGCCTCACCCTCTGCATCTTTACCAATACAATCAGCATCAATTCCAATAATATTCTTGAAACACATGTTAATTTTGGTAATATGCCCTTCGAAATATTCAACACCTTTGCTGTCTTTTTTACCTGTGAATTGCAGTAGCTCTATATTTTCTCTTTCGTGAACAGTATTGTCAAGACTATCATAGCTGTCTTCAAATACAAAGTCTCTATTGAAACCATATACATCAAACAATCGCTTTTCAACTTTGTGCCACGCTTTAAATTTTAATTCCTTCATCTACCCCTCTTTAGTAATAGTTAATTCTTCATCTTCAGTTACTTCAGTTAGGAAGAATTGCAATCCAGACTCTTCGAACTTCTTGAATAAAATCTCTTGACTTTCTGAATCCAATATCTCTATACCATCAACACAAATAATTCCAATATCTTTGGTTCTTAGCTTAGCTACTTCAATAGCTATCTCTAATTGTTGTGCTTTGTTGAGTTTGGAATATGATACCCCATTTCGGTATATTACACCATCATTGAGCTCTAAACCATCAATAGGAATAGATCCTAACAATGTGGTCTTATAATCACGGAGACTAGTAATGGAATCTTGATTTGATTGCCATTCAACTTCGAGTTCTGCTGCTTTAGTTTTTTGTCTTTCTAACTCCTCTTTGGTTTTCAGCAACCCTGCTACAGAATCTAAGTTAGTTTGAAGTTGTACTTTTTTATTATTCTCATTAGTTTTATAGTTATCGTATCTTTCTCGTAAATTCCTCAGCTCTATTTCTTTAGCTGTTCTAAGCTTCTCAACTTCTTCATGAAATTTTGTATCGATCTGACTTACTTTATCCTCATACTGCTTAGATGCACCTTCTAAATTTGAATTGATTTTATCAATTTCTTTTTTTGTTTCTACTTCATCGACATCAAGTTCAACAATAGATTCCGAAAGTGGTCTGATAGTAGCCTTAGCTTCATCTAATGAACGCTTTAAGTACTTACGTTCATCTGACAACTCTTTGATTATATCATCAATGAATTCTAAAGCATTAGTATAATTCTTTTCGTAAATATCTTGTAAGTCTGCTCTTTCAGCAAAAGGCAATCCCATTAATTCGGCTTCACTGATAATTAGTGATAACACTTCATTTAGATCTAATTCGACTGGTAATGCTTCGAGTAGTAGTTCTACCCTCTCTTTGTCCTTTACATTGATGAATTCAATAGGATTAACCGATATGGCATCATAGAGTTTATTCAACTCTTGTTGAGGGGCAGAAACAGGTCTACCTTCTGAATCATGCAATTCTACAACCCCTCTTTTAGATCCTCGAATTCTTCTTTTGAGGTGCATATTATTATCAAAGATAATTACAATCTCTCCCTCCTCACTTCCGTTATGAATTAGTTCTGCGTCATTACCACCTCCGAGAGCAACTTTAATTGCTTCAATGGCAGAGGTTTTACCTCTTCCGTTTTTCCCTGATATTTTATTAATTCTACCTGGAAACAATTCGAAATCTTCTATTCCTAAAACGGAACGAATATTAATTTTTTGAATTTTCATGGCTATAACTCCTTAATTAAATTTTAATAATTGAATTGATGAATTTAATACTGATTTAGCCGTCACAGCATTAGATTCTATTTCTGAAATTGCTTTATGCTCAGCTTCGTCCAAAGTGTCATAAGCATCTTTTTTTAATACTCGATATAATTTATTTCTCTCGTCAACAGGTCTCAAATCATAATGAGTGTCTCCTACTTCATTCTCTATCTTCCCATATTTAACCAAATACTGTCTACCAGGACAAACCAAGCATCCGTAGGCAACTAAAAAGTATTTATGATTTTCAATCAATTTTGCAGTTGTCATGCTACAACCTCCATTTCTTCTATTAGATTATTAATTTCAAGAAAATCTACTAGTTCAGATAAAAGCTTACTAATCTCTAATAAATTCTCTTGTGTGTGGTATAGGTAAAATTGATGTATTTTTTTCAAAGAGATTTCACCTCCCGCTTTACGACTAGATTCGGCTATTACATACCTAACCCTATTAGTTCCGAAAATTACATTATAGCATTTCCACTGCATTGAGTTTGCGAATCTCTCATATGAGTAACTTGACCAAGTAGTTTTAAATTCAACGGTATCTAATCCATGTAATTGGTCGGCTCTTGCTCTAAGCTGCACATCTACATCTCCAATTCTGAACATTTCACTCCCATCGACTTGAAATGGGAAATTGTAATCAAAAAAGGGAGTTATTCTTTCAATATATTTTTGTGGAATTGCTATACCTTTGTAGATATACTCTTTGTGTTCTATGCTCCAATATTTTTCAGGGTATTCAATTATTGCATCTACTGCTGAACCATATTCCATGTCAGCAGTAGATACATAATCTCTTTTCAAGTAGTCAATGAAGCTCTGAGCATCAGGGTATATTAAATCTCCACTTCTTTTCGAATGTTCTTTTATGTATTTATTGAATGCATCAAGAACTGAAACAGATATTTTTATCAAAAGAATGGCCCTCCAGTCTCTTTAACTAACTCACCTTCTTGTTGATTTATAACTTCAGGTTCTGATTTGTTATTCCTAGGCTTGCTTTCTTTAGGTTCTGCGGTTGACTGATGATTATCAAGTAGCTCATAATTATTTGTTTCTTTATTCAATACCGCACCTATTTCTTTCATCTTAATAGAAATAGATTCTCTGACTTGTGCTATTATTGACTTTGGATAGTTTGAGTTTTTTATCTCATTGACTACATTATTTAGATCCTCTACAGTTTTTACAGATCTAATTTCAAGGATTAAATTTTTAACTGTATCTGTCGCTTCTTTTTGTTCTTGTGATATGTTACCTAATCTTTCTTTGATTTCAACAATTCGACGAGAAAAATAATCAGGCTCAGTAGCATAATTAGGCAAATCAGCCTTATCAAAATTCATAGGGTTTTTACCGATGTATTCTTCTGTTGGATCAAAGTCCAATTCTCTAACTTTATCCTTGTAATACTGATATCCAATAAAATCACAAAGTGAAGTAATTATATCATAAGAACCACCGACAATGTCTGGCCTTTTTACTGATACTCCATTCTCTTCTTTTTCCTTTACTTGGGCAACAAATATTACATCCTTTCCACTTGATTTCAACGTCTGAACAAATCTCCCAAATGAATCTTTCAATTCACCAAAGAGTTGAAGTTTGTTTCTACCTAACTTTGGATTATTTCTGATTAGGTATTCAACCATATCAGCCATACAAGTAGATACAGTATCTACAATAACTGTATCATATCCCTCGATAGACTTATGAAAGTCTTTCAAGTTTGATTGTATGTCTTCCCATTTTTCAATTCTAATCACATCCTTTCTGAATGCAGAGCGATGTGCTCCTTTATCAAAGTCAAGTGTTACTGGATTACTAGTTGTGTTCGCAGTAGAGGTCTTTCCTGCCCCGGGGAAACCATAGAGTAAACCAACCACTTTATTGATTTTAATTTCTTCATTTGATTTTATAATTTTTAATGACATTTTGTTTAATTCCTTAATTAATTGA